CCTTGCCAACGTGCCCTCTTTGTTCCAATTTATAGGGGAGACCACATGATGTACTTAAATCCATTGACGTTGATCCTGGCGATCTAATGCCAGTTATTGTCTGAATGTTTGTGTATAATCTCACCTTACTTAAATTGGGTACAGATGTACGATATTGTGCTAGAAGAAATTCTTCACACCAATTTTCCTCTTCCTTTGTGAATACAGAATTGACTTTCCCTGCAGATGTATTGAGTGCTACTTTCAAAAAATGTTCAGATCCGGGAGGTATTCTTGGATCCTTTATTGTTTGTATAGCCGGCTCCGTTTCACAGTTAACCAGACCATATAATGGAGTTTTTGAGAAGCCAGGATCTCTTGATACAGCTTGATTGGGATAAGGAGACCTTCTAATGACCTGATTATCGAAAACATTACATAATTCGTGGTCAGTTAAAATTTCTCCCTCATACGGAACAGTTGTTATCTGAAATTCTTTTTTGATCTTGCCTAAAGCCGAGACTATCATTTCCTGTGTGACTATAGTTACATTCATTTCTCTAATACCCATTGCTGAACGCAATTTTCCTTCTCTCGACATTAGGATACCTATTATTGATCCAGTCAAACAAGTATTATCATGCACGACTAGCGAACCGGAATCTCCTAACCAGATTTTCTTTGGGATATTATTACAATGTAGAGCTGTAAACTCGCTGTTATTTTCTACAACCTTAACGACGTTTTGTTCTACATAACCAGTCTCGTCTAAGCTCATATCGGACGTAAATGATGCATCTTCTGATGGAGGTCTTAATAGAATGGCATTGACTTTTGTATTGTCCAAACACATGTACCTATTTAGTAAATCTTTTTCAGTTATGAAATGTTTACTTATATCACGAACTGATCGAAAACCATTAACTACTATCAAACATGAGTCTCCATTCATAGGGAAATAGTCTGTTGGACTTATAGCATACACTTTTCGAGTCTTGGTTAGAGGGTCATAGATTGTTATTGGTGAATCATCCATCTCCTGGAAGGCATGTTTGACTGATATGAAAACATTTCCTTTGAGACCTACTAGAGATACAAACTGTCCTCTATACAAGGCCTTATACATTTGATTTTGGTATAATGTTGTTGAATTACTGGCTGTCTTCTGATCAATCAAGACTCTCGCTGGTACATGTTTATCATATGATGCTGTTGGTTGGGCTGGCGCAAACAGTAAAACTATAGCCTCCATAGCGATGAACATACCCATAATAGCAACACCAACGCAAATACCCGAAGCAACGGATCCCAAAATATCAGAGACATGTTTGAGCACCCATGTTGTGGTGGTTCCTATTACAAATTTTATTTTTTGATAATAATAAACAGATTGAGCTTTTAACTTTACCAAAAAATTTGCATTGCGTTGAGATGCACCGTCACTTTCCAAAAGGCCAACGTTAATGACTTACCCTGTAATATAAATTCACATAGGTAACTATGGATCGTTTCTAGGAGATCTGGAGAATCAATTTCGTGAGGTGTTTTGTAATAAAACTTTTCTGGAGCTTCGGGAACTGGAGAACCATAGGCAAAATGTGAAAGATCTATTTTTCCTCT